GGGCGGAAAAACCGCAAGTGAGTTCAAAGGGTCGATGAACCCCCCATTTTCGAAACTATGTTCGATCTTTCTCCGAGATTCGGAGACGCCGTTCGGAGTGATTCCGCCGGCTTTTTGTCTGAGGAAGTGATTTCTGATGGCGCGTGGTGGAGCTAGGGCCCGTAGCGGGCCGCAACCTGACCTTGAAGCGTTTGCCCGTGAGTTCGATAAGGGCGATTGGGTGATGCTGCCGGCGCAGTGGGATTATGACGCGCCGGATTGGCCGCTGACGACGTCGTTCGGCCTGACTGTGGGCAAGGGCGAGGATGCGGACTTCATCCAGCTCCATGAGCGGGAGATGTACTTCTGGAACAATCTCTGGTCCCAGGGCCAGGCCCCGATGTGGCTGATCAATAAGCAGTCGATGAACGTGGCGCTGTACTGCAGGGCTTTTGCGATGGCCGAGGCGTCTTTGGCGCCGTCGTCGTCTGGTCTGCTGGGGGAGTTGCGGCAGGCCCGGGAGGATCTTGGTCTTTCGACTGCTGGGCTGGCGCGGAATAAGTGGCGCTTCGCTACGCAGAATGAAGTGTCTGTGGCGACTGCCGAGAAGACGGCTGGCGCAACCCCGAAGGGGACCCGGAAGAAGCCGGACAACGTGACTGATCTGTTCGCTGGGGTGGCTGTCCGTGCTGGCACATGAGGGGTCCATCCCGCAGGTAACGCTTGGCCGGCTGGCGGCGTCTTGGATGCACGCACACCTTGTCATTCCTGACGGGGACATGGCGGGGCATCCGTTCCGGCCGACGCTGGACCACATCGTCTACCTGTGCAACTTCTATGAGGTCCGTCCGACTGCTAAGGCTGGGGAGCGAAATGTTGCATTCCGATACCGTACGGCGTTGTGGATGGCTGCCCAGAAGGTGGGTAAGTCGCCAGGCATCGCAGCTGAGGCGTGTTTTGAGTTTGTCGGCCCTGCTGTCTTTGACGGCTTTGCGACTTTCGGACAGACATACTACTGCCGCGATCATGGCTGTCCGTGTGGCTGGGAGTACGAGTACGCCGCGGGCGAGCCTATGGGCCGGCCGTGGAGCACGCCGCGAATCCAAATCGCCGCCGTCGTTGAAGACCAGGTAGAGAACACATGGGGCGCTCTGATCCCAATGATCGACAACGGCCCGCTGGCGAACCTGCTGCGGACTGGTGAGGCGTTCATCAAGCACCCGAACAAGAACCGCGACTCACGCATTGAGACTGTGACGTCGAAGGCTGACGGCAGGCTCGGCGCGCGTATCTCCCGCGGCCTCTGTGACGAAATCGGGCTCTGGACTGACTCCAACAAAATGAAGAAGTTCTGGCGGACCTTGGCGCGTGGCGCTGCTGGCATGGGTGGCCGACTGGGCAACTCGACCAACTGCTACGACCCCGCGGAGGATTCGCAGGCGCAGGCGTTGAACGAGTCGCGGCAGAAGGACGTCTACAAGCACTACTTTCCGCCGCCGACGAACCTTGACTTCCGGTTGAAGGCCGACCGGAAGCGGATCTTCGCGTTCAACTACCGATTTAGCCCATGGGTTGACATCCGTTCCATCGAAGCTGAGGCGTCGTCGGTGATGGAAGCCAACCCTGCTGAGGCGGAACGGTTCTTTGGGAACCGCATCGTAGCAGGCTCTCGGTCCTGGCTGCAGCCCGGCCAGTGGGATGCCCGCAAGGCGCAGTTCACGGTGAAGCCACGCACGAAGGTCTGCGGAGGCTTTGACGGGTCAGAGACGAATGACTTGACCGGCATCCGCTTGGAGACGCTGGACTTTCAGCAGTTCACGCCGACCTATTTCGACGGCCAGCGGGAAACCATCTGGGACCCGAGGAATTGGGATGGCCGCGTGCCACGCCCGGAGATTCACCGGGCATGGGAGGACATCAACAACCAGTTCGAGATTGTCCGCGTCTACTGTGACCCGTTCAAGTTCGAGACGGAGCTTGATGAGTGGAAAGCCGAGTACGGCGACACCGTGTTTTTCGAGTGGCGGACTAACCGCATCTCGCAGATGCACGCCTCCCTCGAGCGGTTCAAGACGGACATCCTCGAGCCGGATTCAAAGTTTGTCCACGATGGGTGCGAGACGACGGCGATCCACATGAGGAACGCCGTGGAGCGCGCGCGGCAGGGTCAGAGCTACATCCTTGGCAAGGCCACGGACTCCCAAAAGATCGACCTTGCCATGTCGTCGGACCTCGCTCACGAGGCGGCGGCTGACGCGGTTGCTAACGGCGACCGGAACATCATCGACACAACAACATACGCCTGGCTCTAGGCGGAATTGGAGGCGGCTTCATGGACGCAACAGAGGCTTTGCGGCTTGTGAACCGGATCCATGCCCGAATCGTGGCACGGCGGCCGGATATTGCGAAGAACGAGCGGTACTACATGGGGGATCAGAACCTCACGTACGCGACGGCTGAGTGGATGAAGGCGAACTCTGCCCGGTACACGGATTTCTCGGATAACTGGTGTGCCCCGGTGGCGAATGCGATCGGTGAGCGGATCGAGGTCACTGGCCTCAAGTTCCGGGACAACGACCCGGCCGCGAATGGGCTGTGGGACGAGTGGCTGCGGAATGAGATGGAGATGCAGTCTTCCCAGGGCTTCTTGACGTCGTTCAACACGAAGCGGTCTTTCGTGATCGTGTGGGGCTCGGATGATAACGAGCCTGTTGTGTCGTGGGAGCACCCGTCGAACGTTGAGATTGAGTACGAGTGGGGGATGCTCGGCCGTCGTCGGAAGGCTGCGTTGAAGACGTGGGTGGATGAGGACACCGAGTACGCGACCTTGTATGCCCCGGATTGGGTGTTCAAATACTCGCGGAGGCTTGGCCGGCACGCTGACGAGCGCGTGGCTCAGTCGGAGCAGGCCAAGTCGGACAACACCACGGGCGGCTGGGAGCAGATCGAGTCGAGCACTGAGGTTTGGCCGCTGCCGAACCCGCTCCGGTGCGTCCCGGTGGTTGAGGTACCGAACCGCCCGATCCTTGGCGGCGAGCCTGTCTCGGAGGTTGCCCAGGTCATCCCCATGCAGGACGCGATCAACATCCTGTGGGCTTACGCGATGCACGCCGGAGACTATGCCTCTATGGAGGCCCGGGTGCTGCTGAACGTGAACCCTCCCATGAGGAAGATCCTCGACAAGGACGGGAAGCACATCGGGGACGCTCCAATCACGATGAAGGAGCTCAACGAGTCACGGTTCGCTGTGTTCAACGGCGGCCCGGGCACTGAGGCGAAGATCGACTCTTGGCCCGCGGCGAAACTCGACGTCTTCACGGACGTCATTGAAATCGCTGTCGGGCACATCGCGGCGCAGACCCGCACCCCGCCGCACTACCTTGTCTCCAACAAGGGCCTGTCAAACCTCGCCGCGGACGCTCTCAAGGCGGCCGAAATCGGCTTGGTGAAGAAGGCGCAGGAGTTCCAGAAGTTCGCCACTCCGGCGATCCGGGAAGTCTTCCGCCTCATGGCCTTGGTGAAGGATCAGCCGGGGCAGGCTGAGCAGGTCCGTTTGGCGACTATCGCATGGCAGAACCCAGAGATGCGCTCTGAGGCGCAGATGGCGGACGCGCTGGTGAAGAAGAAGACCATCGGCTACCCGTTCCGCTACCTCATGGAACTGGACGGGATCGCCCCGACTGAGATTGACCGGATCCTGGACATGGTCAAGGACGAGGAAGAGAAGGCGATCGCGGACGCGGAGAGGGCGGCGGCTGATTTTGAGCAATCTGGCGGAAATAGCGGCGGCACACCAACTCTCCCGGTTGTCCCTAGCCAATAAGCTCACCGAGGCTTTGGCGGCGCAGTGGCGGCGGATCGACTATGGCAACATAGGCGGCTCCGTCACTGCCCTGGCGGGCCCTATGGCCTATCTGGTGGTGAGTGCCCAGGAGGCGGCCGCGAGGCAGTCTGTGGGCTACATGGCGGCTGTGGATGACTACTACGGGGTTGCGTCGGATGCCCGGATCAACCCGGGAGCGTTCGCTGGCATGGATTTGGCTGGAAAGAGCGTCGATTCCCCCATCCTGTACTCGCCGCAGATCATGTTCGAGGCGCTGGCGGCCGGCGCAGGGCAGGCCGCGGTGTTGAAGGCCGGCTACAACTTCACTTCCAGCATCGCGCGCACCGCCGTGATGGACATGGGCCGCCAAGCTGACCGGGTGCAGATGTTCGCCCGGCCGCAGTACAAAAACTGGGTGCGCCAGATCGGCCCTGGGGCGTGTTCGAGATGTATCCAGCTAGCGGGTATCAGTTCATATCAGAAGGCGTTTCTGAGGCACCCTAACTGTCACTGTGTTGCGGTTCCGGCCGCGGAGTCGTTCGACGGCGCGATTGAGACGTCCCCGAAGGCGTATTTCGATCAGTTGTCGAAGGCTGAGCAGGACCGGCGCTTCACTAAGGCCGGCGCGGAGGCGATCCGTGAGGGCGGCGCGGACATTGCCCGCATCGTTAACGCGCGCCGTGGTGCTTTGGGGATCAAGTACGGGCCCCGGATCATCCCGGAGCCCGGGAAGCGCTCCATGCTGGCGCGGAACATCGGCACGCAGGACAAGCCGATTTTCGTCTACGAGACGGTGGAGCTCACCGGCAAGCGGGCCCGGAAGACGTACACGTACGGCTCGCTGGACCGGCGCCTACCCCGAGGGACGCGCCTGATGCCGGAAACCATCGTGAAGCTCGCCCGCGGCGACCGCGCCCGGCTCACAGAGCTCTTGCAGCACTACGGATATTTGGTCTAGGAGGACCCCCTGAGCAACGCAGATTGCCCCAACCCCGAACTGCACGGAAACCCGTTCCGTTACTGCCCCAACTGCAGTTGGATCGAGGAAAGCCCGACCGTGGACAACCCGAACCAGTTCCTTGAGAAAGCCAAGGAGAGCGTGGCCCGCATAGCAGGACGCTATGCGACGGATGAGCTGTACATCGTCTGGTTCTGCAAGGCGCTTGGGAACTGGAAAGCTCTCGTCAGCACCGACGCCGTACCGGGCATGTACTGGGAAGTCACATACAACGGCGCCAAGAAGGAAACCTACGTGGACACCTACAAGAAGGCGTTCAACGATTGCATCCCTGACTGACCCAAAGCTTCGGAGTGGATGAGCCGATGTCCTCCACACACAAGTAAATAGCGCGCGCCGGCTAACCTCTCAGTGCCGGCGCGGCACCTGGAAGATATGCGAATGGAAAGCACGCCGGTTTGAACCCGGTTGCCCGCAAGGGTTGGGAGTTCGAGTCTCCTGTCTTCCGCTGATCGAAAGCAAGCCGACCAACCATCGAGGTACCGCGGCCCTAGCGAGTAGATCACCTTTTTCCCGTCCCTGTTGGGGCGGGGTTTATGCGGCGTGATGCCGCAATGTCCCACCCAACTAGGAGTGATTCCGCAATGCCTGACATCGAGAACGAAAAACAGGGCCAGTCCACTGAGGACAGCACCCAGGAACAGCAGAATGGCGTGACGCTTGACGCTGGCAACACCGAGGACTCCACTGCTGGTGAACAGCAGGAACAGACCGCGCCGACCGCCGAGGACATCACCAACCTGAAAGCCGCGCTCGCCAAAGAGCGTTCGGCTAACAAGCTGACGGCCAAGGAGCTCGCAACCTTGAAGGCTGAGCGTGACGCTCAGAACAAGTCCCCCGAAGAAAACGCACTGGAAGCGGCCCGCCGCGAAGGTGAGACTGCCGCCGAGAAGCGGTCCAACGAGCGTCTGGTGAAGTCAGAGCTCAGGTCCGCTGCCAAGGGCAAGCTCTCCAACGTGGCCGACGCGCTGGTGTTCATCGACGTGGCTTCCATCGAGGTAGGCGAAGACGGCGAAGTTGACACGGAAGCCCTCGACACCGCCATTGCCAACCTTCTGATCGAGCGGCCGTACCTCGCCGCACCGGACCAGAAGCGTTTCCAAGGCAATGCAGATCAGGGCACGCAGAAGTCCGGTGCCCCGAAGCAGTTGACCCGTGCAGACCTGGCCGGCATGTCTCCCGAAGCCATTGTGGCCGCGGAGAAGAACGGCCAGCTCGCCAATCTCTACAAATCCTCCACCTAAGAAAGGGTGACCCGAAATGGCTATCGCTAATTTCATTCCCGAAGTTTGGTCCGCAAAGCTCAAGGTTGCGCTGGAAAAGTCGCTGGTTTACGGCGCTTCCGGTGTCATCAACCGCGCCTACGAAGGCGACATCTCCAACTTTGGCGATACCGTCCACATCACCAACCTGGTTGATCCGACCATCGGCAACTACGCGGCGCACACGGACATCACTGTCGAGGACGTTGACGATGCGGACACGATCCTCATCATCAACCAGTCCAAATACTTCGCGTTCGAGGTCGATGACGTTGAGAAGCGCCAGGCTCGCGGCGACGTCCTGAACGAGCAGGCCCGCAAGGCCGGCTACCTTCTCAAGGATGCTGCTGACCAGCACATCGCTGGCCTGATGGCTGCCGGTGTCGATGCGGGCAACCTCATCGCGGAGCAGACCGTGTCCGTCACGGCGAACAAGGCGTACGAAATTCTCGTGAACCTGGGCGTCCGCCTGGACGAGGACAACGTGCCGACCGATGGCCGCTGGGTTGTTGTGACCCCCGCGTTCCACGGCCTGCTGCTGCAGGACTCCCGCTTCATCGCCGCTGGTGACAACCAGGGCGCCGAGGTCCGCACCAACGGCCACGTCGGCCGCGCCGCGGGCTTCTCCATCAAGGTGTCGAACAACGCACCTGACGGCCCGGGCGTCGGCGCCGGCAAGCTCATCATCGCCGGCTACGAAGGCGCTGTGACGTTCGCTGAGCAGATCGCCAAGACCGAAGCGGCCCGCGTTGAGAAGCGCTTCGCTGACATGGTCAAGGGTCTGCACCTGTACGGCGGCAAGGTCATCCGCCCGACGGGTCTGGCCGCTGCTGACGTCATCGTTGCCTAACTAGGCGCCATATGGCCCGGTTCGCTCCACTTGGGGCGGGCCGGGCTTCCCTAACCGTTTCAAAAGGAAAGTGGATTCCCATGTCCGAAAAAGTTTTCGTGAAGGGCCCGAACGGGCTTGTGATCGGCCATAAGCCCGACGTTGCGGCTGGGTTGCTGCGGCACCCGGACCACAAGAAGGTAGCGGCGCCCGAGGCGCCCGCCGCCGAGGTCCCCACGGGAGAAGTCCCTGTTGACCCTGACGCGGCCACGCCCCCGGCTGGCAATGCGTCGAAGGAAGCCTGGCACGCCTACGCGCTCGACAACGGCAAGACCAGCGCTGACCTTGACGGGCTCGGCCAGCGCGAAATCCGCGCACTGTTCACCGAAGCCTAGGAGGCTGTAATGGTTGCTTTCGCCACGCACACTGACCTGGGCACCCGCATGAAGCGGGTATTCACCGCCGAGGAACAGGTATGGGTGATGGCCCTCTTGGAGGACGCCGCCGCCTACCTCCGCGGCGTGGCGAGAGCGGCCATCTACCCGGTGCAGACGTCCACGTTCACGGCCTACCCGCTGGGCGGCCGCGTGGACATGCCCCAACCGTACGTCGTCTCAGTGGGCCCGGTAGTCCTCACGGACACGGCAACAGCAGTCAACTTCGCCCGCGTTGAGGACTCCATCTACGTCTACTCACCGGAAACGATCGACATCACGTTCACCTACGGACTTGCTCAGGCTCCCGCTGACCTTGTGGGCCTGAACTGCGCGCTGGTGTCCGGTCAGATCGGCCTCATCGAGCAGGACCTTGGCCTGGCGATCGGCGGCCTGTCGTCCGTGGCGCTGGATGACTTCAAGATCGCGTTCGCTGACGGCGGCGCCGGGACCGGCCTTACCCTGCCAGCACCGCAGTTGCAGTACCTCCGGGACACCTACGGGACGTCCGGCTGGGTTGTCGGGAGCGCGCCGTGATCCGCGGCATACTCGCGGCCGGGCGGCGCCGCGCCGAATCCATGCAGCGCGACACGTGCCGGATCACCCGGCCGGGCCCGAACGTCTGGGACGAAGCCACCCTCACATACACGCCATCAACGACTCCGGTCTACGAGGGCAAGTGCCGTCTCCTGAATCCCTACCGGGCGCCTACGACGGCCAGCAGCCCCGGCCAGGTCCAGACAGTCCAACTCGCCCGGCTCTCCCTCCCCGTATTGACCTCCGCGGGGATCAAGGAAGGCGACCTTGTGGAGTACCTGACGTCAGAGTCTGACCCGGACCTCCCCGGGACGAAATTCAAGGTCATCGGCGGCGCTCATCAGTCGGACGCCACGGCGCGGCGGGTGCCCATCGAGGAAGTCTCCTGATGGAGATAAAGGTCCGCGGCCTGCAGGCAGTCATCCGACGCTTCGAGGGTGTGGAGCCGCTGATGCGGGAGAACCTACGCAAGGCTGTGGAAATCACGGCCCGGCACATCAAGGACGACGCGAAAGCGAACCTCCGCCCGATGGCGAACTTCGGTTTCTCGCACGTCCCGAAACTCCCGGCGGCCATCAAGTACCAGATGGAAGGCAACCGCTACTACGTCGCCGCGAAGATCAACGCGAAGGGCGAGCAGGCCAGATTCGTCGGGATTATCGAGTACGGATCCCCGACGTCGGCCCCGCACCCGTTCCTCATGCCGGCCGCCCTACTCAACCGTGCTGACTTCCTCAAGGGCGTCCGCCAAGCAGTGAAGGACTCCATCTGATGAGCGATCCTATCCGGGACCACGTGAATGCGTTCCTGGCCCGGCTGGAAGCGGATCCGGTGTTCGCCGGCAAGGTCATTGACACGAACGAGCCGAAGACCGCTGATCTGCGCGTCCCGCCGTATCTGGTGGTCTACTCCAACACCGGCAAGGTGGTCAACGAGCGGGCCACGGCCGAGCTCCCGCACCGGCTGGACTTCCAGTACACGGTCCACGCCGTCGGCATCAACGCTGACCAGGCGCGCGCTTGGGCGGGGAAAGTCTTCATGCTCATGGCCGGCTGGAAACCCACTGTCGCCGGCTGGCGCACCCAAGGCATGACGAAGCAGCGGCAGCCACTCCCGCTGCAGTTCGACAAGTCCTACACCCCCGAACTCGTCTACTCGGTTGACATCTACGACCAAACCACCCGCAAAGCCTGATCGGAGCAACGGTGAAACTCATCCAAGTCCGCAACAAGCAGACGAAGACCATCAGCCACGTGTCTGAGGACTGGCTGACCCGCTGGCCCGACGACTTCACACGGGTCACGCCCAAAGTTCCCCCGAAGGAAACCCCTACGCCGGCTACCGGCACTGACAAGAAGGAGAAGGCGTAATGGCCCTTGAAGAAACCCCGGGTTCCGTCGCAACAGACGGCAACCTCACCCTCTGGTTCGTCCCCTACGGCGCCGCAGTCAACCCGGCATCGAAGGCCACCCTTGACGGTGCGACCACGAAGCGGATCACGTACTCCCTGACCCCTGACGGCTTCGCTCACACCATCGACGAAGCCACCATCGAAGACGGCCGACTGACTCTGCGCCAGGCGCTGCAGGCTGCCGGTACGGTAACGGACAACCTCGAACTGTCCTACGTGTACGGCGCCACTGATGACGTGGCCCGTGTGGCTCTCGTTGAGGGCGCGAAGGGCTGGATCGTGGCCCGTTACGCCGTCCCGAACGAGACGGACGTGACCATCACGACCCAGTCCGTTGACGTCCTCCCGATCCGGTGCGGTGTGCAGCGCAAGTCCGCACCCGCCCGCAACGCGGTCTTCACCATCATGCAGAAGCAGTTCATTACCGGAACTGTGCTGCGTGACCAGGTTGTCGTCGCGTAGTTGAAAAACTCCTGCCGCCTGTCTTTCCACCGGGACGGGCGGCAGGTCACAACTTTCGTCCGGTGGAACGGTGGATAGGAATTGAAATGTCGAAACTCAAAAGCAGGACCGATAAGGCCACGTTCCGTTACCGGGAAGTGACCGTGATGCTGGACGGCGAGAAGGCCGCGGAGCGTGATGCCCTGTTGGAGCTCACACAGGCCGACGAGCCGCCCATTGACGCCCGGCTGGGTGTTGACCCGGCCAAGGAAGCACGGAAGCAGTTGAAGGCGCTCGAGGACGAGATGCGTGAGGCGCTGGTGACGTTCAGGATCCGGGCACTCCCGACTGACAAGTGGAACGCGATTGTCGCTAAGTTCCCGGCCCGTGACGGCTTCAACCTTGACGTCCGCAAGGGCTACAACATCGTTGAGGTCACGAAGGCGGCCGTGGAGGCATCCGCGCACCTGATCGAGGACGGCAAAACGGAGCCTGTGGACGCCGACGAGTGGCCCGCACTGTGGGCGGCCCTGTCCGGTGGCGACTTTGACCGCTTCTGGATCGCGACGTACACGCTCAACGAGCAAGACGGCTGGATGGGTGTTGACTTCCTAAAAAAAGGCTGAGGGATTCCCCCAGCCTGCTAAGGGATGTGCGGCTGGCGCGGGAGATGGGGATCGCCCCGCGCCGGCTGTGGGGCTGGGAGCCTGCGGAGTCCACAACCCACCACTACGAGCACGGCCGGCTGGTTGGGTCCACGACGACCCGGGAGCCTGAGTTCGACCCGGAGCAGCACGAATGGTTGTGCGCCCTCGCTGAGCTTGAGGCCGACACGGGCCAGTACGGCGAATGGATTTCTGAGGCGACGTCGGCGGACGCGGATCCGAACAGCAAGGACCGTAAATTCCGGTATGTTGCCGGTGCCGCTGACGCACCGAACCTCCCGATCATCAACTGGGCCGACCACGCCGTAACGATGGCGCAGGAGCGGTACTACAAGAAATACCCGGACGCGAACCGTGCAGGCCACATGTGGATTGTGCGGAAGGTCAAAAACTAAACATTGGAGGCGGCCGTGGCTGACGAGAAGCTTGAAGTCGAAGTACGGGCGAACATCAACGGTCTTGACCGTGACATGGCCGCCGCCAGTAAGTCCATCCGAGGTCTTGGGGATGCTTCGGACATCGCCGCGAAGAAGGCTGAGTCGCACGCGCGGAAGATGGAGGACCTGAAACGGGCTTCTACTGAGGTTGGCCGGGGGATGCTGATCGCTGGCACCGCCCTGGCCGCTGGTGTTGCACTGTCCGTCATCGAGTTCGCCAAGTACGACAAGGCCCTGTCAGGCTACCGTGCCGTGTCGCAGGCTACCCGGGCCGAGACTGACCAGTTGACGAAGCAGGCTATGAAGCTGGGTGAGGCGTACGGGTACACGGCTGTTGAGGTTGTGAACGCGGCGACGGCGCTGAATAAGGCTGGTGTGTCCACGAAGGACGTACTGGGCGGTGCCCTGTCTGGTGCGCTGACCCTGGCGGCCACGGACACTATGGATGTCGCTGAGGCCGCTGAGGTTGCGGCTATCGCGATGACCCAGTTCAAGCTGCAGGGCAAGGACGTCCCGCACATCGCTGACTTGCTCGCGGCCGGTGCTGCTAACGCGGTTGGTGACGTGAAGGACCTGTCCTGGGGTTTGCGGCAGTCGGGTCTTGTGGCCTCGCAGTTCGGGCTCAGCATTGAGGAAACCGTGGGCACCTTGTCCGCGTTCGCTTCCGCTGGTTTGATCGGTTCGGATGCTGGTACGTCGTTCAAGCAGATGCTTCTGTCCCTCGCGTCCCCGTCTGGTGTGGCGGCGAAAAAGATGGCTGAGCTTGGGCTGTCCGCGTACGACGCAAACGGCGACTTCATTGGCATCACCGCACTTGCCGGCGAACTGCAGGACAAGCTTGGCGGGCTGTCCCAGGAAGGCCGCAACGCTGCCCTGTCCCTGATCTTCGGCCAGGACGCTATCCGGTCCTCCGCAGTGCTGTACGAGATGGGCGCCGAGAAGCTTGGCGCTTGGATCAAGAAGAACGACGAGGCCGGGTTCGCGGCCCGGGTTGCTGCTGAGAAGCTGAACAATCTGAATGGCGACTGGAAGAAACTGACTGTCTCGATCAACAACGCCCTGATCGACATGGGCGGCAACGCTGACAGTTTCCTCCGCCCGATTGTGCAGTCTGTGACTGGGGCTGTGCAGGCGTTCCGGGACCTTCCGGAGCCGGTCAAGGGCGGGATCCTTGCTGTGGCCGGGCTGACGGCTGGGGCGCTGCTGCTGGGCGGCGCTGTGATGACCGCTGTTCCGAAGATCGTTGAGTTCAAGGAGTCCTGGGACAAGCTGTCCGCGGCTGGCGGGAAGCACGCGAGCACGATGAATCGTGTGGTCACGGCACTGTCCGGGATCACGGCGGCCTACGCGGCTGCGACCATCGGCGCCCGGATGCTGGCCGACGCTCAGAACGCGAGCGACAAGAAAGCCAACTCCAAGGAAATAATCAACCGGATCACCGGGGCCAAGGGTTCAACTGAGCTTTCCAGCGCTTTGGATGACTCGTTCCGGGGCATCAACGACGACGTCAACACCGATCGTATGACGAAGGTGGACGACTTCGGCGGCGCCCTGAATCGGATCTACCGTCCGAAGATGGCTGACAGTCAGCAGGACTTTTTCTCTGACGCTTTCATGATCAAGGAGAACGGCGGCGGCGACAAGGCCCGGAAGGCGTTCGCGGAGCTCGACAAGTCCCTTGCTGACCTTGCAGGTTCCGGGTCCGCAGAGAAGGCCACGGCGACGTTCGCTGAGATGCAGAAGAGGGCCGACAAGATTGGTATCAGTGTCGGGGACCTGGTCAAACTCGTCCCGAACTACAAAGACACGATGATCGACCTTGCTACGCAGAATGGCCTCACGAATCTGTCTGAGGAAGACAAGATCCGGGTCCTGTCCGGTTCGTCGTCCGCGATGTCCCGGGCCAATATGACTGCTGAGCAGACGGCGCAGGTACAGCAGAAAGCGGCGGAAGAAACACAGAAGTACTCCGAGGCGCTGGCTGAAATTGGTGTTTCCATCCTGGGGACCATCGACAACCTGGCGACGTTCACGGAGTTCATGGTCCAGGCTGGTCTGCTGACTCTCTCTGCCCGTGACGCTTCGGTCAAGTTCGAGGAATCCATTGATGACATGGGTCAGAAGATCAAGGACATCATGGCGACTGAGCAGCAGCTTGGTGGTGTGCTGAACGAGACTCGCACGGACTTTGACCGGAGCTCCGAGGCTGGCCGGGCGGCGAACATCGTGTACGGGGACCTGGCAACAAAGGGCATCGCGTCCGCTGTCGCTATGGCGAAGGCTGGCGAGGGTCAGGAAGTCATCCAAGGCGAACTGGTGAAGACCTACGACAACATGGTCCTTGCCGGCAAGGGGTTCGGGCTGACGGAAGACGCTGCAATCGCGTTGACCCGTGAAGTCCTCAAGGTCCCGGCCGGCGTGGACATCAATTCGTGGATGGCTGAGACGGCCCGCAGGGAGGCTGAGAAGACTAAGGCCGCGATGGATGCCATTGACGGCCGCGTGGTGCGGACGTACGCGGAGCATCGGGAGACGAAGTTCATTGAGACGAAGCGTTCCGACTCTGTTGTGAACGACTCTGGCGGTGCTTTTGACCCAAACAGCAAGGCGTACGCGTCTGGTGGTGCTGTCATCGGGCCGGGGATGAAGGGCGTTGATTCCGTACGGTCCATGCTGGCCCCTGGTGAGCACGTGTTGACCGCGGATGAAGTGGACAAGATGGGCGGCCAGTCGGCGGTTTACGCGATGCGTGCCGCTATCCGTTCCGGTGCCGCTTATTCGGCGCCTGCTGCCCCTGTGGCGGCTGTATCCACTGGCGCTGGGACTATGCCGCCGATCTACATCATGAGCCCGTTCACAGGGGACTACGTCCTCGCGCAGATGGACACACGGGCGGCCGGGGCCATCAACCGTGCCGATCAGCAGTCCGCCTACACACGCAGAGGGAGGCAGTAAATGGTTGCTGTAGCAGTCGAAGCACTACTCAGCGCACCATGCCCCAGGGTGGGTGTGACGATCACTGGCCTAGGTGTCGGTGATTCTTTGGTGACGGTTTGGTGCGTCGCGGACGAGGAACGTAACCCCGTCCGCGGCGCCCGCCGTATCACCATGAACGACGCAGCCTACGTCGTTGACTGGGACGCCCCGTTGGGGCGGCCGGTCACGTACGAGGTCGAGGTCATCACAGGCCCGGCCGGCGCGTCCCGCACAACCTCCGACGTCGTGTCTGTGGATTCGGAGACGGGATGGATCAGTGACCCGCTCATCCCGCAGACAGCAGTCCCGGTTGTCGGCGGCGACGGGGACGATGCCGTGTATCTGCGCCCGCAAGCGCTGGCTGAGTTGGAGTACTCCGCTGACGTCCAAATGTTCGACATCATGGGCTCCGATAAGCCGCTGGCGCTCTTTGGGCAGCGAATGGCCGAACGCGGACTCGATACCTCGATGGGCACCAACTCCGCTGAGCAGAACGCCCGGTTGAAGAAGCTCCTGAAATCCACGGCGCAACTCCTGTTCCGCCCGCTCCCGGCCTGGGGCGGCTTTGAACTGCCGGGCGCGATGTTCCTGGCGAACCCTTCCGCGAAGCAAGTCCCGGTGGATGTCCGCTGGGGCGGGCAACTCACGTGGTGGGAGATGAAGTCGAACGTCGTCCAGGCGCCGGCCATCAAGGTTCTCACCGCTACTTTCACGTACGGCGATGTGGAACTGATCTTCGCCACGTACCAGCAGAAGCAGGACGCCATTACGGCGGGCGCTGCAGCGGCGGGGGAAGCCCCGACGTATCTGTTCGACATCAAACAACCGCTCGGTTAGGAGCCCCCTTTGCGTCTCATTGATGAGGAATCACTGCAGGCGTTGGAGGGGTCCCGGCCGGCTGACTCGTTGCTGGTGTGGGCGTGGCGCGGCGGGTCCTTGGTGGTTCCGGAGCCGTTGCGGGTCCGGAACTGGTCCGAGTCCGACGATGCCGGCGATTCGGTGAAGGTGGGGGAAAAGCTTTCCCTGACCATCGCTGACCCTGACGGGCGCCTGGGCGCGTGGAAACTCGATGACCCTCTCAGTGTTGCCGGGACCATGCTGCAGATCATCTACAAGGTGGGCGGCGCCGGGGCCATGAACTTCGGCTGGTTCCGGATCATCCGGAACACCCCCACTGAGGTCATCGACTCGCGCGTCATTGACGAGTACGGGTTCAACGAACCTGACTCGCGGCTGGGCCCGCACAAGCGGCGCGTGTTCATCACAACGGCGGCTGTGAAGCTGGACGTCGTTGACTTGACGATCAACGTGGACACCGACCGTTTCACCGCTCCGGAATCCCCGGGCGCCGGGGCGACAGTCCTGTCCGAATTCACACGCCTCACCAATGACCATTTCCCAACGATTGTTGACGGCGGCGTGACTGACACTGCCGTCTCGTCCCGGCTGGTGTTTGACCGGGAACGGCTAGAAGCCTGCCAAGACCTCCTGACCCGTGTTGCGGCCCGCTACAGGATGGGCGGCGACGGGGAGTGCCACGTGTACCCGCGCACGTCGGCCCCTGTGCTGCGTATCGAACCCGGGAAGTCCCTTGTGTCCGTGTCCCGGGAACAAGCCTCTGACGGGCTATACAACGAGTGGATCGTTGAGGGGAAGAACCAGGGCGACGGCGCACCCGTTGTCGCTTCGGTAACCCTCGAGGCTGGCCCGCTGCGGCACGGCGGCCCGCACGGCCGGGCCCCGTACTTCTACGCGTCCGAGATGATCACCACGTACGCGCAGGCTTTGGCCTATGCCGGGGTCCTCCGGGACCAGTTCCTAGGCTCACTGTCCGTGGAACTGACCGTGGAGATACCACCACACCCGGAACTGCAGGCCGGTGACCGCGTCGAGGTTGGTTGCCCCGTGGCTGCCGGGCACGTCGTGTACATCCCCGGGGACATCACATCAATCCGCCGCCAGGGATCCCCTGTCCCATCCGGGACTGCGCTGAAAGTCGCGTGCTCGTACTCCGACGTCGTTGACGCACTGTCCCGCACCGAATGGGCCGCGCACATCACTGCGCCGATGCCTGAACTGACCTGGGACCGTATGCCGGGCACCTGGGGATCCGGCCCGGCAATGAATTGGAACGACCTGCCCTAGGAGGCCACGCATGGACGGCTTTGAGAAGACAATGGCGGCCATCCCGGACGCTAACACGCGCAGGGACTACGGCACGGCCTACTGGGACGGGCTCAAGTGGTGGGTGAACATCCGGGGGAACCTGCTGGACGCGCGCTGGCTGGACCCGATCCAGCCGTTGCAGGGCGGAAACATCGTCGTTGACATTACGAAGGACGGGCTGGGCCAGTCGAGTGCGCTTGTGATTGGCGGGTATACGGATCAGCCGCGGCCTTCCACGGGGACTGTGCTGCTGGTTGGTGTGTCGGAGATTGTGTTCACGGGGGACGACGGCGGTTCTTACCGCACGGATCGGTTCGTGAACCCGTACGTGGCCGGCACCCCGGACCCCATGGTTGACCCTCCCCGGCTGACCTACGCACCCGGGGATCCGGTGTACCTGACTTGGGACGCTGCACGGCCAACGATCATCGGCATCATCGCCGCTATCGCCATGCCGGATCAGGTAGCGGTCCCACCCGCCCCACCAACACAGACATCCGGGCAGACCCCGCTAGTAGCAACAGCCTCAGACACATGGGGCGTCGGCGGCTGGGGACGCTGGGCCACATCACAAGGCGGCGGCGAAGACGTGTACTCCGGAACCCTGGGGGCGTACACGCTGACAGGTTCATGGTTCTACGGCGCCCCCAAGCCTGAACTGGCGGGGAAGTCCGCTACCCGGATCCGTTTCAAGGTCCCGGCCAGGCTCCCCGCGGTGGGCGACTACAACTCTGCGGTGACGATCCACTTGTACGCGCACACATCCCAGTCCCGGCCAGGCACTGACGTTACCCGCGTCGTCGGCCCGGTGGACGTGAATGTGGCCGCAGGGTCCAGTGGCGGCTTCATCGACCTTCCCGGTTCGTTCTTCTCCACCCTCGCAGCGGGCGGCGGGATCAGTATCGCCGGTAACCCTTACGTGGGTTTCAACTCACGCCTTGACGACCCCGAATCCGGGAAAATCCTGATCGATTGGACAGCGTAATGCAGACCCTACAGAACGGCATCGAAGTTCCCACGAACGGGGATGACTACAACCTCACGGCGGATATTGCGGAGGCGTTCAAGGACGCTAACGTGACGATCCCGGTTCCGTCTCAGGGCGCGGAAGACGCTTTGGTGAAGTTCGACGGGATGACCATCGTCCGAACGGATCAGGTTGGCCGGCCGCATTACACGTGGGACGGGGATGAATTTCTCCGGAAGGATCCGACGTCGAACAGGTTTGAACGCGCTGTCACCACGGACTCAAACCCGGGGGATATTTCCGGCACGACTTCCCTGATGACGGGGACGGTTACGGCGGCGCCGGCAGGGCTGTACCTCATCGAGGGCCGCACCTGCCTGTATTCCACTGCTACTACTGTCCGCGGCTACGCGTACGTGAAGGCTGGCGCTACCACGGAGGAAGCCCGCCATGACTTCCCTGGTGATTCCAACCCCCGGTCCCTGCCTGTTCAGTTCATCTACCAGCACACGGGTGGGGACCTGACGGTTGTCGTCGGGTACCGGGTCACGGCAGGTTCCCCGCTCGTCACGGGCAAGGCGTCTGGCCTGACCCGTATCACTGCAACGCTGCTGGGGAACTGATCATGCCCCAGTGGATAAGCGACATCATCTCTGTGGCCCCTTGGCTGGGCGCTATCGCCATTGTCTGGTTCGTGGCGTGGAAGATTGGCCCCACGGTCAGGAAGTGGTCACGGTTCATTGACCGGGTGACAGGTGTTCCCGCGGACCCGAAGACCGGGCAGCAGGAAGTCCTTGGACTCTTTGAGCGCATGGACCATCAGGACGCGCAGCTTGCGGACCAGTCCGTGGTCCTCGAGACGATCCGGCACGAGGTTGAGTTCAACAACGGCTCATCCGTGAAGGACGCTATCACCCGCACCGAGAAACAGAACCTCGAGTTGGGCGAAAAGATCGACGCCCACCTGGCGACATGCCTGATAGCGGCTCAGAGCACCACAATCAACGTCATCCCTGGGGGGAAGCAATGATCGACATCCAGCAGAGTCTTGGTATCTGGATTCCGCAGGTAAACGGGCAGTACGTGAATGAGGACTGGAATCCGGAGAACAAGGGGTTCGGGGCGCAGTGCTGGGACACGGCCGCGCATTGGTCACGGTTCCTTGGCCTGCCGGTGATCAACACTGGCGGTCCCGGCCGCTGGCCCGGGTGGGCGGGGAACATGGTTGACGCCTTCCCTCAGACGGACGCCATTGCCGCGGCCTATGAACTGATCGGCCCGGATCACCCCATGCTCCCGGGCGACATCGTTGTTTGGGGCGATTCGTACTGGTACTACCCGGCAACGCACGTCGCTGTCGGCATCCAGGACAAGGGCGGCTGGAAGCTGTGCATGTCGCAGAACAGCACCAGCGGTGAGGCGGACAACCCGTACCCGGAATGGACGTCCGGGCCGACGACGCTGCAGCACCTTCCCAGCCAGGGCCTCCTTGGCTTCATCCGGCCCCGCGTCGGCACCATCGCACTACAGGGCACCATCACACCCGTCAAAGAAATTCCAGTCACCACGGAGGACAAAATGCTCGTACTCGCAACCAACGGCTCGAGCCCGCAGGTTTGGGCAGGGGACGGCATCCTTCGCCGGCCAGTCTGGACCCTCGACACCATGAACGCGCAGCAGTGGCTTGCCCGGAACAAGGTGCTCGGCCCGTTCTACAAAGACGGCGAGATTCAAACCATCCCGGACCTCAACTCCATCGGCATCGACATCACGGCGCTGGTTGGTAAGGACGTGAACGGCCGTGGGTGATCACGAAGCACCGTCCCGGGAAACCCTTGGCGTCTACTTCGACGCTCTGCAGCGTGCCGTCCGCACGTGGTGGGCGGCCGTCTCCGGGGTTGTCGCCGTCTCTGTGGGCACGGCCCTCATCGAACTGTTGCGGGGCGCTGACGTCCTCACCTGGGACTTCTGGCTGTCCGTTATCCGGATGACTCTCGTGGCCCTGATTGCGGCTACCGGATCGTATTGGGCCCGGTTCAAGAAACCGCCCGTCGAACAGTAGGAGGCCGTTATGGCTGTTGCATTGACTTCCCTTGGGTTCAAGAAGCCTGACGGCAACGAACTGTTCAAGCAGGGTGACAACGTTATCGCGGACAACGCGCAGAAGTCCGACGATCTGATTGCCCCGGCGCTCACCCGTCTCGGCTTGGCTGAGGCGGCACTGAACGCTGGGGCGGGCGGTCCCGGCCTGTCTGAGGATCCACTGAATGCCGGGCTGTATTACTTCGCCGGCCCGACTATCACCGCGGACCCGGGCAACCCGGGCCTTTACACGTTCTAGGAGCTCGAAATGACTGTTGTTCGTGTGAATGCGAAGGTCCCGGTTGACGGGGCTCTTGTGGCGGCCCGGGGGTTTCTGTGGTGGTCACCTACTGCCCGGCGTGTGGTCCCTGCCGGTGGTGGGGAGCCGGCCGCGATTATCCTGCCCGCCCAGTTCAAGGCACCCCTTGTTGCCGGCGCCGCTGACGTGACGCTTGATCCGACGACGAACGCCTGGGTGTGGTGCGTACTGGAAGCCTTCACGGGGTTCCCGTCCCGCCGCCGCTACTTCGCTGTCCCCAATGAAGTGTCCGTGGATTACGCGGACCTTGTTGAGATTGACCCTGACTCGTTGTCCCCTGTTGCGTCGGCGGATCCTGCCTGGCTGGCCCCGTTCGAGACTTTGTCCGCGGGCACTGTGACCCCTGACCCGGCTAACCCGGGCTTTTACCTGATTGGAGCATGATCGATGGTTAACCGCCTAGTTTCTGTGGGGGATGACTTCAATCTCCCTGACGCCGTGAATGTGCTGGACGGGAACCTGCCGGCCAACCTGCAGCCAG